ATCTGGTCGTAATAAATTGGGTGACTTTTTTCGATTCCCAAGTTTTTAAAGGTGCGCCATTTCTTTTCGTTCATCGACTTGATCTCAAGGATCTGCATCGATTCGCCGTTGTTAATGACGCCGTCGGCGTGGCCGCGTAGGTGTCCACCGAGGGCCGTGTACGTCCATTGCATCTGGGTCTTGGGGTTGACTTCCTGAACGTAGACGCCCGCCATCTTCAGGTCTTCGACAACCACTTCTTCCAAGTAATGTCCGAGGGCGAAGATCCGCACGACTGCGGGTGGTGGGGGATTTTGCGGGTAGCCGCGCAGGCTGTACTGGAGAAAGGCGTGGCAGGGATTGCCCACGTTGCTTGCGCCTATGTAGCACCGCCGTTCGTTCTTGTAGGCTTTTGTTGTACCCATATCAATCGCGTCGATTAACTGCACGTATGCGCCTCATCTGCATTGGTTGGATACCTTAACATATGAAAAGATTTCGCGCAAAAAAAGCCCCGCATTGCGCGGGGCCGGGTTGTAACATGTTCACTTTGGGAGTCTAACATCAACCCTAATCAAACGTTTTAGGAGTGACATGTAAAAGAACATGTCACACCCTCAAAGTAGCACTACGGTCGGACGATTTCAAGCACTTCTTTGGTGGCCTGATCGGCGGGTACAACCGACAGGTCGGATTGAATCGCCACCGGCTTTTGGAGACGGTCGGCAGTTTGGTATGCCGCCTCCATGGCGATCTTTACTTCATCTGAAGCTATTCCAAACCACCACTTTCCAGTTCCCCTATCAAACGTACCAGAAACCATTCTGCTTTCCTCAAATCCTCTACGGGTTTTCCTTTGTGTTCGTAACGCCAAAGGTATTTCATTGAAGACGCCTTGAGATAGGCCCGAAACCCCTCTTGGGTCAAGCTGGCTTTGATAGCGTCGATGCACTCAATCCCACCTTGGTTGTAGTGGGCAGGGCAGTTAACGTTATCTGAATTCTCTGGCATTCTTTTCTCTCTCCGCGTCTAGCTTGGTTTTGAGAAACTCATGCCAAATATGCAGTTTGTCGAAGTCTGACCGGTCGATCTGCTCGCCGTTTTCATAAGCTTTCTCAAGCTTCTTCAGCGCCTTGTCAAACTCCGCCTGCATGGTTGTGAACTGACTCATATTGAAAAGCTCTTGGACGTAAGGTCTACGCCATTCTCCTTCTTAAACGAATCAACCTGCTCCGCAATGTATTCCTGATCGCCGTCTGACAGATTTGCCATCTTCCAGCCCTCATGAATGTAGCGAAGCTGTCCACTAATTGTACGCCCTTCAACGCGAGCAATCACTACTAGCTCTTCGTAAACGTCTCGCGGCAACAGCACGGATTTCCATTTGGTAGTGTCCATCACACTTCTCCTAGTTTGGTATAAGAGAGTATACGGATGATCCTAGTCTGGATCAACCTCAGAAAACGTTTCTGCATGGACATCGTCATACATCTCAGTTAGGTCGGCAATCAGGTCTTGCAACACATCTAGCTCGCAAATGTCTGGCAAAAGAACAAACCAACGGTCGTTTAAAACAATGAAGCCTTCGCCGTCGTACAGGTCGTAGTAGATGGTGCCTACTTTAGATGCGGTCCTGATATTAGCCATTAGTAAGATCCTCGCACTCGCCCCAGCTTGGGCCTACTTCTACATCACATTTGTTGGGCACCTGTAACGGCACCGCATTTTCCATGATCTCAGCAAGCTCCTTGGCTTGCTCCGGGCTATCTACAGAAAAAGCCAGTTCATCATGCACCTGCAACATAGGAATAAAACCCGCTTCACAAACGTCTACCATCGCCTGCTTAGTCATATCTGCGGCAGAGGCCTGTATCAAGCGGTTTAGCGCCTTGTAAGTGTAAGCTCGACGCAAACTGGTCGTTGGCCCGTGGGTCGCGATTGCTTCTTCGCGGGGAAGCGCCTTGTGCATTTCAAAGCTATTAGGTTCCCACAGATCAAAGCGGCATTTTCTGCCCCGCAGTGAACGCAGACTCCCCGAAGACCTTGGGTCGTCAAGCTTGTTTTGTACGCCTTTCATCAGGCCTCTCACAAACGGTACGCGCTTGTGATATTGCTGTGTTAGGGCTTTTGCTTCGTCCACGGTCAGATCTAGCTGGTCGGATAGCTTGTTAACGCCCATGCCGTACATCATGCCGAGGTTGATTACCTTGGCTTGCTTGCGCGGGATGCTTGCCATTTCGCTGACCATGCTGTGGAAGTCCATATCCGGGTTGTTGCGGTAGCCGTCCACGAAACTTTCTACGCCCTCCATGGGCATGTTTTTATAGTCGCCGTAATTCTTTGCGAAGTGAACCAAGATCCGTGGTTCCTGCTGAGAGAAATCTATGGCCGCCCACTGCTGGCCTTCTTCTGGTAGGAATAGCGAACGGATCATGGGGCCTAATTCTGGGTCGCGGGCTGGGATCTGTTGCAAGTTGGGCGAGTTCATAGAGATGCGGCCTGAGACTGTACCGCCATCGTCAGACCGTAACTGATTGATATGACTGTGGATTCTTCCGTCGTGGACATATTTTAAGATGCCGTCAATGAACGAGCCGCTGGTTTTATTTAGGTTGCGCGCTTTGACGATGTGCTTTGCAAGCTCATGGCTATGCTCAGACAGGAACGATTTGGTAAAGCTAGGCGCTCCTTTCTCCGTGCGCGGATAGGGAATGCTCAGTTTGTCAAACGCCTTGGCTATGGATTGTGCGGCCCAGATTTCAACGTCCATGCCCGCCAGCGACTTGATCTGCTTGATCGTTTCCTTTTCCTGCTTCATCAGGATCTGCTTGGTCCGTTCTGCGCGGTCGATGTCTACCCGAATGCCGCGCATGGTCATATCTACAAGACGGGGTAATAGCGCGATTTCAAGCCGCCACACATCCCAAAGTTCTTCGCGGTTCAGTAGGGTCTTGAAATGATTCCAAAGCTCCAACGTAATCTCCGCGTCTGTTTCGGCATATGGGCCGACATACATGGCGGGGAGCTTCCACATCTCACCTTTTGGGTCTACGCCAAACTCTTTTGCGGCCTCTACCAGCGTCTTTTCTGATTTGGTTTTGCCGAGGTGGTCGTAACAAAGGGCGTTGAGGCTGTAGCTAAACCGATTCTCATCGATCAGGCTGGCGGTAATCATGGTGTCGATTACACGGCCTTTAATCTCAAAGCCCTCCGCACGTATCCAGCCCAGATCATACTGGGCGTTGTGCATGATCTTGTCAGCGGGGCATTCAAATACTTTCTTGAGCCACTTACTGACAATGCGCTTATCAAGGTTACCCCCGCCAGCATGGCCAACGGGGATGTAGCATTTCCAACCCGGCACTGCGATGGCATAGCCCACCACCTCACCATCTTTTGTGGGCCAGCCGGGTCCCTTCTGTTTTAGGTTAGGGTCCCGTGTTTCCACGTCGATGGCGATTTCTTCGGCGTCAAAGATGTCGGGCAACTCCACGGGAGGCACCCAATCACTTTTTGGCGGGAACATAGCCATTTGCAGTTTGCCGGTTGTCATTAGGCCACCTTACGCTCGCGCAAAATTGCTTTCTCAAAATAATCACACGCGCGGCACCACCAGCCCACACGCTTGTTTTCTTCCGCATGAATGATCTCTTCTGCCTTTTCCGCGCACTTTGGACAAGGTATGTAACTCATTTCTGTTTTTTGCTTCATAAAGCGTAAGCCCTCAAATAATCTTCTGGTTCTAGGATGTAGAGGTTTTGAAGTGCCCGCGTCACCCCCACGTAAAAGACGCGGTGAAGATCGTCCCCCGACGACTCAAGCGCCGCCGCAGTCAGATCCGGAAGGATTACAACGTTTTGTGCCTCCCCGCCTTTTGTCCCGTGGATCGTGGACAGTCGAATGCGCGGCTTGGCGTTGAACTTTTCGCCCCGACGCAAGAGCGCCGTGATGTAGGCCCGATCTCCATCAGGTATTTTATCCATTGCCTCATGCCAGATCATCTCGTCCGTGGCCAATAGACCAAAATGTTCTTGTAAGTCCTTTAGTTCAAACATTTCGTTATCGTCGGCGTTGATGGTTTTGTGCCCGCGCTTGACCCGGACGCCATTTCCTGACATGTATGAGTAGATAGCTTGCGCGGTGCCCGTGGTCACGGCACGGCCTTTCCGCAAACCTTCCCAGCCGTTAATAGCTAGTGACATTTTTTGCGGAATGGATCGGCCCCCGTTTTGTCGTTCAAACAGATAGCCCCCGTTTTTTAATTCTTGCTCTATGGGGTAAAGCATAAACCGTGCTTGCGCCATGATCAGCCAGCCACCTTCCGACATATCGATAGAGCGGATGTCGGGCACACGGTAGATCTGCCCCGGCTCTTGCCGGGGGCGGTACACCTTTGGGAAACGGTTTTGTATTCGTGAAGCTATTTTCTCAGCCAGTGCGTGAATGGCCGCAGGGACGCGGTAGCTTTGCTCCAATACCTCCGCGCCACCGGGCAAGTTAATGAAGTGATCAACGTCGGCTCCTGCCCAACGGTAAATAGCTTGGTCATCATCGCCTGCTACAAACATTCGCTCCGACTTAGAGTCTAGTTTGTGAGCAATGTCCCACTGCAAGGGAGAAAGGTCTTGCGCCTCATCAAGGAAAGATATTTTGAAGGGGGGCATCAAATGATCGGCCTGCTCAACAAAAGCTAAAAGCATGTCGGTAAAATCCATTAGGCCAAATGCTTTCTTATAATTTTCGTAAGAGTCCGCCACGTACTTAACTTCAATCCACGTGAAGTTCACGTCAGAATGATTGTACTCATGCTGAAGCGCGGTCTTTTTGGTTTTTGCAAGGTTTATTAGCTGAAGGATCGGGTGATCTGTCGCTTTAAACGACACATCCTCTTCTTCGCTACTTGAGCTATGAAGCGTAAAACCTATAGCTTTCGACAACTCCGTATAGTTTTGGCCGCTCATCAACTGGTTTTCTTTTACGCCCATTAGCCTGTAGGCCAGAGAATGAATTGTGCGGAAATACGGCAGGTCTTTTTCGGGATCCAAGTCAAACCGTTGAGCGGCCCGATCTCTGGCCTCATTTGCCGCTTTTTTAGTGAACGCGAAAAACCCCACTTGTGACGGGGTTATTCCTGCTTCTAGCGATTTTTCCACCATGTTCAGCAACGTAGTGGTCTTCCCCGTACCCGGAGGCCCAAAGATGCGAAACATTAGAACGGGTCCGTGGCCCGTGTTTCAAAACTTTTTGACTCTACTTGATCGTGCGGGATGTCCTGCACAGGTACGCGCCACACGCGTGTCGGCTTTCCTTTTATTTTCAACAACATGGATTCCCCGTTTATGTCCCGTAAACGTTGTGCCACCTTGTGGGTTTTAAACTCACTGAAGCGGTTCTTTCGCAGGAAGCTTTCAAAATCTTTAAGCCGGAAGTGAACGGCGTTGCTCTCTTCATCAACCCATGGTCTGCGAAGCAATATCTCCTCGCGGTCTTCCGCTTTCTGTGTTGAGGTGCAGAACTCATCAAGGTATTCGTAGAACTGACCGTTGATGCTAGCGTCCTCAGACACCTCCATGATGGCCCCGTCGGTTTCTGCCATTTCCTTCATCAACTGATTGATGCGGCCTTCCCAACCACGCCGGGGCATGGTCTGAGGCATGAAGTTAAGCTGTTCAATACAGGCTTTCTGGAAGATGGTCTGGTTCTGGAGCGCGTCCGTGTCCAGTTCAAGCGGTACGCCATTAACGTCAAGAAACCACACAGGCGGTATGGAGTTATACTTCCGTAAGTTTGCCACGGCCATGTCGCTGACAGCCGCGCCAATGCCGTACTTCCGGGTTTGACACAACTCTCGGTTGCAGTACG